CATGGCAACTGCCACATCATACATCAGTTCTTCTCTTTCATTTTTATTCACTTAAATTCACACTCCATGATAATCAACTACAAATCTTTTGAAGTCTCTTTTTAATTCAGTCAATGACATTCCAGTTTTATCTGGAAGATCCTCAACTGGAACCATCCATACACAATCATCACAAATACTAATAAATGCCATATAATCAACAATCTTTTTATATGGTACTTTATTGGAATGATTAGTGACTAGATGAAAACTCGTTTTCTCTTTTGAGCTTGATTTTACTTGAACTCTATAAAAATGTATTCCATCTTTTGAAATCAAAAAATCGTATCCCCATATATCTTCAACTGGTGAAGAAACTTGATAACCTTTTACCATCATCAAGTTTTTAAATTTATCCTCACACATTCTACCAAGACCTTTCCTCAGACCAGCAATTTTTATATCTTCTTCATTAAATAAATGATTTTTAAGAACTTGATTTGTTCCCATTTCGTCTTGATATTTAATTTTTGCAAGTTTAATTGCTTCATCTTTAAATGAAGTTTTTAAAGATCTAAAATATCTTCGCTTCCATCCAGGTTTTTTAAGAATTTTGAGATACCAACTTGAACCCCCCTTATAATTGCAGATTTCTGCATCAGGGTCATCATTGAATGATTCTTGATTCCTATAACACTTGGTCATTTAAACTCACACTCCACCATAATTTCAGTGAGACAGGCAAGCATGTTTATTTCTTGGTCTGCGACAAATCCACTTTGATA